TACTAAATCCATGATTTCAATTCTTCACCTAAAACTTCTGACGCTATATTTATTTTTTTTCGTAGAGATTTTACGATTTTCTCGTCAACTGTCTCGTCGGCCAGGATGTCCACGTACGTTACCGACTTTTTTTGTCCGATTCTGTGTGCTCTGTCTTCTGACTGTAATCTTTTTTCGAGGTCATATCCATTAGAATAATAAATAACAGTATTAGCTGCAGTAAGAGTTATTCCATATCCACCAGTTTGAGGAGTTCCTACTATAAATCTGCATTTATCATCATTTTGAAATTTTTTAATATTATTTTGTCTTTCATCTTGAGGCGTGAGTCCATAATAGTCCACAATGGAACCCGGACCATGGACCTTCTCAATTTCTTTAATTATAGTATTTATATCATATTGATAATGCGCCCATATAATGGCTTTTCCTTCAATCTCTTCTAACACATCCATTAATTCATCTATTCTATTATTTTTAATAGGTTGAGTGGTGCCATCATCAGCACTAAAATGACCACATGTAATTTGATGTAAACGCATTAATTGCGTAAGTGCATTAACAGTTGTAACTCGTTTTCCATTTAAAGTAGCTAAAGCCTCTTTTCTCATTTGTTCATATAATTTCTTTTGATCAGGAGTTAAATTAATTTGACGTTTCATATAGATTTTATCAGGCAAATCTAAACAATCTTCTTTTAATACTCTGTAAGAAAATCCTTTTAATTGATTGGATAACTCTCCTAAATTTTGAAATTTGTCCACCACTTGAATTGATCTTCCCTGCACATGAATAGTTTTCATTTGAGCATATCTATTTCTAAATGCATAATACGATGTAAAATCTAGCAACCACGGACTTAAAAATTTACATTGACTATATAAATCTAGCGGATTTTTAGTAACAGGAGATCCTGTCATTATTCTTCTATATTTAGCAGATTCAGAAAGATTTATAATGTTTTTAGTTCTTTTAGCATTAGGGTTTTTAATAGTAGTAGATTCATCAATAGCCATTAAAGTTTCATGGCAACGCAAAAATTTAGCTGCAAATTCTGCACCTTTAGTAGTGCTTAAAGCCTCTACATTCATAACAAGAATGTGTAATGATTCTTCTACTTCAAATAAACTCTCAAGTTTTGTTAATTGTTTTTTATTAATGTTTGATTGCCACAAAATAGTTACATTTTCTACGTGATCAGGAAGATGAGTAGGTATTTCTTGATTATACCAAGTCCCTACAACACCTTTTGGAGCAATAATTAATGCACCATTAACTTTACCTTTATCATAAAGCATTGCTACATTATCTATTAGCACTTTTGTTTTACCTGTACCCATTTCCATAAAATAAGCATAGGTTTCTCTATTCCATGACTTTTCTAACGCAGTTAACTGATGCGCATATGGCTTTGTTTTAAATTTGTAATCCATTTTTACTTTCTAGTTGACAATATAATCTTTAACACCTATATTGTCAAGCATGAAAGAAGAAAAAATTCGTTATGAAGATATTTCTAGTAAGGAAAAAACTCCAGTAGTTTATGTTGTTCAGGAAATTCCTGGCACTAAGGAGGGCAAACCTAAAATAAATATTTTAGGCGCAACTCAATATGGTGGTTTTAAATTTTTACTTCCAGAACTTTCTCAAATAATTTTTTCTCCTGGTCCTTTAATTTTTAAATTAAGGCAAGCTTTAAAAAATTTTTCTAGCAAAGATTATTTATTGCTTACAGGAGATCCAGCAATTATAGGAGTAGCATGTTCTATTGTATCTGATTTAACGAATGGTAAATACAAACTTTTAAAATGGGATAGACAAGAAAGAAGATATTATCCTATTGAAATCAACTTATACGAGAAAGGAAAAATAGATGATTGATTTTGAAAAAGACCAACAGGAGGTCATTAAAAAAACTGACAACATACAGTCTCTAGCTGATCAAGTAGAAAGACTCGAAGCATGTGATAAAAGACTTGAGGAGTTAGAAGCATTGCATAAGAATTTAAAGAAAAGTAGAGATGTAATATCCGGAGAAATTATTCCAACCATGATGGCAGAAATGGGTTTATCTCATTTAAAGCTAATGGATGGATCTTCTGTGGATGTTAAGCCGCATTACAGTGCTAACATAACTGTAGCAAATAAAGAGGCGGCTTTTAACTGGCTTCGTAATAATGGATTAGGTGATATTATAAAGAATGAAATTTCTGTATCATTTGG